CTACCAAAGTAAATAAGGTTGGTATATGCTTTGGCTAGAACCTCATCCCTCTTTTCCATCTCTGATGGTGGAGGGGTAATGTTAAATGTACTCATTCGTTTTATTGCAATTTAGAAAACGGGTCAAATCTATATGTGGGTGTATTCATTAAATCTTTAGTGGCCTGCATGTAATCTGGTACATCTATTCCCTGTTCTTGAAAATATTGAGAAAACGGTTTTCCTTTGGGTAATCTAAGCTTAGAAATATTATTTAACATATTTAATGTTCTTTGTAGCCCCTCCTTAGCTTCAAAACTTTTGACTATTGGTTTTTTTGACTTTGCTAATTCAAATAATGTCTTAAATCTCTCAACGTCTATGTTGCTTTGCTCTGATGGAAGTCTCGTTAGGTCTATAAGCTTAACATTTTCAGTGGGTACATACCCTCTTATTCGCTCTTCAAACTCAAACCTTGGATTCATTTTTTTGTATTGATTGTGAAGATACGGTAGTACCTTTCCATACTTTGCTTCTGCAAAAGGCTGAATCTTCATACCTTGTTTTACTAACTGCCCTCTGTCCATAATAAGACCAATGTCTGAACCTACATGAGCATGAGGCCTAGATAAGAACATGGGGTCTCTGGTAACAGAAACTGCTGGAGAGCCCGGAGCTATTGGAAACTTTGTCAATAAAGGTCTTTTTGCGATCTCCTTCCTTGTGTCCCCTTTAAATGGCTTACCCGGAAAGGCCTGATCCCTACCATGTATTGTTCCTGATTTCAATATTCCAGTAGCACCACTACCAGTTGTATAATGCGTTACGGGGTTACGCAAACCAGTTCTTTCTAAGAGCTTTTTGCCCACACTACCAAGGCTTTTCAATGTAAGCAATGGCCCCATTGCTATATTTTCTACCACGGGGTCTACACCCCCTATATAAGCAGGTCTTTTATCTGCGTACATGAATCCAGTCTGATCTAACTTGTCTAGATCTGCTTTTAGTATCAGGTCATCTATTCTGTTATGAACATTGGTTGATGACGGTTGTGCCATTTGAAATAAGTTATTAGCCATCAGATAGTTCTTTTTGCTTCTCTGGTATTATTCCCTGCTCAAATGCCTTTAGCTTTTCTCTGCTAAACCCACTGAACTCCTGTATGAGAGCCACGGAGTCCACTTTCTTTTCAGTAGAAAGTAGACCAGATATTTTCATTAGGGTCTCTATGGCCCTTAATTTGTCGTTATCCCTGACCTCTGTCTTATCAATAACATCTTTTGTGGTCTCTAAGAGGTATCGTTTCGTAATACCCACTTCTGACATTAAATTTTCTATTTCCTTATCCACTGCTTGCCTCACTGTCTTGTTTCTAAGTAGTAATGTTGACTTCTTTTCTGCATAATCCAAACTCTTTGTAGTTGGAAAGGCTTTCTGGTACGCTTCTACCGGTTCCATGCCGTGTGCTATGTACTTTGCAAAGTTCCTTTTGGCATCTGTCAAGTAACCAGTAGTGTTTACTATGTAGCTAGTCTTCTTTGTGAACCTGTATATCTCATCCTTTACCGTTCCAACGAAAGGACTGCTACCTCTATGGTTAAACATTCCGATAACCGTTCTGATATAATTGTTATCTCTTTTCTTTTTATCTACAAAACAGCCTTTCTTTAGTATCTGAACTATTTTACCATCGTCAGCTAGGCACCAGTCGCCTTCTACGGCTTCTTTCCAGTTGGTTATCAGGGGAGTATCAGGATGTACCTTACGAAACTCTTCTTCTGATTCGTAGGCGTAATGCTTGACCCCCTTTATGGTACGAGTCAAAGCCAAATCAGTTCGGCTTCCGGTCGTCCAACAGGTTTAGGTCTAGTATCTCCAACTCTGGCATGTTCTGTATGCGGTACAATAATTCGGATAACAGGCCTATTTGCTTGGAGCCGGGGTCTATGATGTCGGTTATTCTTAGTTCGTGCGATATCTCTCTGCAACGCTCTAGGTTGTCATAAACGCTGTCAGTTTGAAAGTCTCCTGTTCTCGCTCTTTGGTACAGTGTACGGTTTCTTTCCATGTTTTAATTTAATAAAACTTGACAACGCTGTGCTAGATTATATATATTTAATTAAGTTTGTTTAGTTTGTGTGGGTTTTTTATAATAGTACTATAGTATATATAGTAAGTAGTATGTATTATATATATATTATATATATATAGTACTATAGTATATATAGTAAGTATAGTAAGTAGTAAATAGTATAGTAGTATATATAGTACCCGCTTTTTATTTTATAGTACCCGCCGGGTAAAACTTCCAAAAAATCTAAAAAAAATATATTAGTATGAGTGTCCTTCTTTTATTCTGCACGGGCCTCCCCCCAATCCGTTTTCAGGTTAGGATTATTGTGTTGAAAAAAGTAAAAATGTCTAAGCCAGTTATAATTCACGTCGCAATTTATTTTAAGAAAGTTTAAATATTATGGAACTTTATTGAACTCTGGAGCGTATACTAATTGTAATTAGTTTTATTGACAATTAGGATACGCAATATGCAGATGCTGGCCGAGCTAGTCTCTGGCCTCGTGGATAGTAAGATTGAAGCGGGGCCTATGATGCGGTGAAAATAGGCCTTGATGGTTTTGGATGCGTGGTACTCTATCGTATAAAGACGGGTACATTATACAATTCAAATACATTTCTTAATTCAAAAACAAACAGGAGTAAAAAAAATGCAAAACAATAATGCATTAGAAATTGTACCTAACTGGAATCTTCAAACAACTAACTTGGAAAGTGAACCGGTCAAACCAGTGATTGAAAATCTTGGCGGTGATTGGAATCCATTTATGGAAGTTCACAAAGAACCTGTATACTTTAACGATGGTTCTCAAAATCCAACAGTTTATGGAATCAGATTAGGTTCTCAAGATAAAGTACTTGCTGGCAATGTCTCAGCAGATTATTTACTGGTCAATAATAAAGACCTTGTAGATATTTGCGTTAATGAGGTATTGAATCCATCAGGTATATCTTTTGAACATCACAAAAGATTCTTTAATAATAAGGGTCAATTCAGGGATATATACTATGCTGATAATGCTGTTGAAGCTAGTGTTCCTGAAGTTGGTGATGTTTTGAGACTGGTAGCCGAGATTCAAAATTCCTACAATGGTAGTACTAGAGCAGGGATTAGATTCTACTTTGAAAGATACATCTGTAAGAATGGTATGACATCAAATGTTTTTGGGTTTGGTCATACGTTTAAACATTCTTTAGGTAATATTGACTGGCAAAATCAAATCTTGGAAGCCACCTCTCTTTTGAGAACTGAATCAGAATACAAGATTCAGCAATTTGCTGAGGCTTGCGGTAAGTTACAAAAATCAATAGGGAATACAGAAATCAAACAAATCAGAGAATCTTATCTACCTAAGTTGCCGACCCAACAGTTTGGTCAACTTATGGATAAGTACTATGAAGATGGTGATTTCTCAGCGTGGGGATTGATGAACGCCGGGACTAATGTTCTATGGCACGCTAACAAGCTAACCAATGCCAACTTTACCAATAATACTATGGTAGTTGATGGACTTCTACAATACGGGAAAGATACATATGACGGGCCAGTTGTAGACCCCAATCAAACTGACATGTTCCAATCATAAACAAACAAGAGATAGGGCCCCGAAAGGGGCCTGATTCTCTATTTTTTTTATTTTATATATTTTTTTATATTTTGTGCACGCAAGTAGACTGTGCACGTAAGTAGGTATTACCTATATTTATTAAATTCTGTGCACGTCGGTAGTTTTTATAAACTTGTGCACGTATGTAGCTTAATATTATTATATATTGTGCACGTAGGCAGGTAATACGGCTCAAATCCTGTAAATATGGGCATATTGTGTAATATATGGGTGTTTATGTAAGTAAATAAGCATCCCTCTATTTATACTATATTATATATATTTCAGAGTAGAACACAACCCCCATACACAACCCCCCAAGAAAAAGATTAATTTATTTCATTTATTTTGGAACCTTTCTTAATGGTCGTCGTATAGTATATATAAACAAAATTAATTTAAAAAACTTTGGAACCTTTGAAACTTTAAACAGTATAACAAGAAACAAACGGAGAAAACAAATGAGAACACTTGACAAGTACAAACAAAACCTAAGAGTAACAGACGATGAGATATACAGTTACGAGACATGGGTAGCAGAGATTGACCACACGAACAGAACTAT